CTTGATTTTTTCCCCGGAGGGATATTTTTCATATGGGTCTGGTAGTTATGACGCACCCCAACAACATAGTAATATGTCCTGGCCTCCAAACAATGTTTGTCTCCGCATTAAAAAGTAGATTTAATAGCTACCAGGCCTTTATGAAAGCTATCCACAAGTGGGACTCTTAGCTTGCAAAGTATAGCCATACAAGTTAAGAGAACAATTAAAGTATATTTAGGAGGTATCAAAGTGGCTGAGAACTCATCAAAGAATTCCAAAACAGCCAAAAGAAAGTCACCTCCAGCATTAACCCCCGAGGCAAGAGAGAACCAATTGATCTCTTTAGCCATCGACGAAGCTGAAAGACAGCTAAGAGCCGGCACTGCAAGCTCTCAGATAGTTACGCACTACCTCAAGTTAGGCACAAGAAGGTATCAAACAGAATGTGCGGTGTTAGAAAAGAAGCAAGAGCTGTTAACAGCACAAGCAGACGCATACAAGTCCGCAGCCAATGTCGAGAAACTATATTCCGAGGCCATGGCAATGATGAGAAAGTATAGGGGAGAATCAGATGAGACAAACGAAGATTAAGTCCTACTCTGAAATGATTAGACTTAATACCTTTTTAGAAAGATTCGAGTACCTTAAACTTAAGGGTAAAGTTGGAGATGAAACTTTTGGCTATTCAAGATATTTGAATCAACACTTCTATCATACAAGAGAATGGAAGAATGTAAGAGACCAGGTAATCATAAGAGACAACGGTTGTGATCTAGCTATAGACGATAGAGAGATCAGAGATCGTATACTAATTCACCACATTAATCCTATAACGGAAGAAGATATTTTAGATAGGAATCCATTGGTGTTTGACCTGGACAATTTGGTTTGTGTTTCTAAGTTAACACATGACGCAATACATTATGGCGATTCAAATCTGTTACCAAGCGACACAATAGTTATAAGAACAAAAAACGATACTTGCCCTTGGAGGTGCTAAAATGTGCAACTATGCTATAGCTAAAGATGAACTTTACCATTATGGCGTCCTCGGAATGAAGTGGGGAGTAAGGCGCTATCAGTCTTATGAAGAAAAGCCAAGAAAGAGTGGCAAGACTGGTCAAGAGACTGGAGAAGCTAAGAAAGATAAAAAAGTTTTCATTTCTGGCACATCTAAACACTCTGGTGAATTGCCAAAAGAAGTAAAAGACCAAGTTAATAAGTACACAGACAACAAGAAAGAGATCCTTATAGGTGATGCTCCTGGAATCGACACAGAAGTACAGAAGTATCTAAAGGATAAGGGCTATAAGAAAGTCACAGTATATACAATTGAAGACGAGCCACGATTCAATGCAGATGATGGAAATCTCAATTGGAAGGTCAAGAAAGTTTCAGCGCCAAAATCGGAAGTCGTAGACGGCTATAATAAAGCACAAGTTGCAAAAGACGAAGCAATGACCAAAGATGCGGATGAAGGATTCGCAGTTCTTCTTGAAAATGGTTCGAAAGCTACTAGGAAGAATGTAGATAGGATGCATGAATCCGGAAAAAGCGTCGACCAGTTTCAGATAGGAACAGAAGGTCAAAATAAATGGGTGAGCAAAGAAACGGAAAGCAACAGTGGTCTTAGTCCTAGAACAAAGAAGATATTAATCGCGTCTTTAGGCGTAGGAATAGCTGCTGCTGGAACTTACTTAGCCTATAAGAATCTTAAAGGTAAGAAGTTAGACTACTTTATTCCAAAAGGAACAACACTTCAAAATCTTTCTGCCGATGTAAAACTTAATAAGATGAAGATTAGTGATATAAATCCGGATTTTTATGTATCGTACACCCCAAAAGACAATGCAAAATACATTTCGACTTTTCATAATAGTACATTTACGGGTGACAGAAAAGTTATGAACACAGGACAATTATCTAGTAGTATAAAGATCGCTAGCAATAGTAAAGCTAGAAAAGAGTTTGTAAAAGCGTATAAATCCGACGAGGCGTTCAAAGCAAAGGTAGATGAATATATTAATAAAAGAGGCATATCAAAAAGGGGCAAAACGCAGGATCAGATAATAAAGAATGCATATCAGATATTTAATGAAGAATTATATGATCATAATCAGATCGATAACGATTTTCGATCTGCGTTTTATAAAGTACTAAAAGACAAAGGCTATAGTGGATTAAATGACGCCTTTGATAGAGGTAAATACAAATTTGCCGAAGCCCCTGCAATTATATTTGATGATAAGAATTTAAAAGATTTAACGACAAAGAAGATAACTGACGACATGATAAAAGAGGCAAAAGAATTTTATTATTTAGGACGAAGAAAGAAGTAAGGAGGTGAGTATCTACATGCAGGATATAGACGGAAGCATTTTACAAACTACTAAAAAGCTATTAGGTATCTCGCCGGACGATGATGCATTTGATATGGATGTAATATTCGCTATTAATTCAGCATTTGATAGATTAAATACATTAGGAATAGGCCCTGACGAAGGTTTTAGAATCGCCGATGATACGGCAACTTGGTCAGATTACCTATATGACGGAAAAATTTTAGATTCTGTAAAAACATACATTTACTTTAAGACAAGATTGGTATTTGACCCGCCAACATCGTCATTTGTTTTGGAGTCGATGAACAAGCAGATAGCTGAATTAGAGTTTCTATTTATTGTTAAGTCAGATTCTGTAATGGTTAAGAACCAAGAAGAATCATGACTTGTTTTTATGAAAGATTGGAGAAGATAAATGGAAGAAATCATCTCAAGAATACAATTTGCAAACGTTGTATGGATCTTCATCGTACCAATCTCTTTGATGGGAATTGACTATGCTACAGGAATCCTTAATGCCTGGCTAAAAGGCGAAATAAAGTCCAAGAAGATGCGAGAAGGCCTTGCTAAGAAATTTGGCGAGCTATGTGTACTAATGATTGGAGCTATATTTACTTATGGTTTAAAAGCCCCAGCAATAATACTTAACTTTGTATCGGTATACATCATAATAATGGAATCAATCTCGATTTGTGAGAATCTTAATAAACTCGGAGTTCCAATTCCTAAGTTTATTAAGAAAGCTCTTAGTGAAGCTAATGAGACAATCCAAAATCATGGAGAGAAGAAACCTGATGAGGAGGAAAAGAAAGATGAGTAAATATGCAGTTTCAGATGAACTCTATCATCATGGCGTTATTGGCATGAAATGGGGTATACGTCGTTATCAGCCATATGGTATAGGATACGACGCTGAGCATAAAGGCAAATTCGTTGGGGAACGTAAGACTAAAAAAACAAGATCTGATAGAGACCCAAAAGCCAACAGATCATCGGCTAATGCTAGAAGTGGTGCTTCGTTAAATGCAAGATCAGTTGAAAAACTTAAGAAAAGACAGAGCACAAACAAAGATGAAGTAACTATTGATGTAACAGGAGCAAAAACAAAAGATGAAATACACGATCGAGTTCAGAAATCTGTGAACACGCCTGACTATTATGGAAGGAATCTTGATGCTCTTAACGATGTTCTTACAGAACAGGGCGTAAAGAAAGTAAACATAAAGGGCGCTGACAAAACCGAAGGTGAAGCTAAAGAATACACAAAGAAGATGCAGGAATTAGCAGATGATCTTCAAAATGATAGTAAGAGTGACGATACTATAAAAAATGTTGCATCTCTTACAGATAAGGAAAAATTTAGTCATACAGAAAGCAGAGCAAAGGAGTTTTTAAAAACTTATAAGGAATACGATAAAGAGCTAGATAAACAACTCGAAGATGCAATAGCTAAAGATGACTTTGAAGGCCTTGATGAAAAAGAAGATGAGTTGCGTAAAAAAATGCTCGATCCAATCGTGAGCAAATTGGAAAAAGAGGGCTATGAGATATTTAGAGGTGGCGGAAGAGTCGACGGAAGGCATTATTTGAATGTGCAGTTATTTGTCGATGGAAAAAACTATATCGGTCGTTTAGATGATAATGGAGAATTCAATTTTTTTGAGGAAGATGAATTAGAGTACTCCGATATGAGGGATAAAACCAGGTATGCAATAGCAAATCCTAACGAACTCTATCACCATGGTGTCTTAGGTATGAAATGGGGTGTAAGACGTTATCAGTCTTATGAGGAGAATCCTAAACTTTCTGATAAGAAGAAAGCCAAGATAGGAAAGAAAATAGAGAAGCTTGAATCCAAGAAACAGACTAGTTATGAAAACAAGAGAGCCAGTCTTCAGAGAAAGAAGGAAGAGGCACTTAAGGACAATAAAGCTTGGAGAGAGCAGACAGTTCAGGATTTAAAAGACGATAGAAGAATCGAAGAGGTTCGTCTTAAAGAAGACATAAAAGCTGAAAAAGCTGGAAAAGAGCAGCTCTCTGATTTATACAGATACCAGAAAGAAGAGCTTAACGCGCTCGAAAAAGGACACTATAATGCTGAGCTTGAAGATTACGCAGTTGAAGCCCTCATCGAGCAGTACAAAATCGATATGAATCAGACTATAAAGGACATCGACGCTTCAAACCTCAAAATAAAAGAATTAAAGAGTGAAATCAAGGCGCTTGATGATAAGCTTATAGCTGACATCAAGAAAGAGGACGAATACTTCAACAAGCGTAACGACAAACTTGCCCAGGATTATCGTAACAAGATTAGAGATCTCGATACGAAGCATGAAACTAATAATACACGTTACGATAAGAAGATCAACAAGATCAAAGATAAGTATTCTAGATAACTAAGGTAATAATTAGGAGGTGTTTTATTAAATGTTATCTAATACTGCAACTCCTAAATATTATGGGCAGTTCAGGGACGCAGTACTTCGAGGAGAGATTCCGGTTAACAGAGAAATCTCTATGGAAATGAACCGCATCGACGATCTAATACGCAACCCCGGTATTTACTACGATGATGAGGCAGCAGAGGGTTGGATATTATTCTGCGAAACCGAACTGACCCTAACAGATGGTGCCGACCTTAACCTGTTAGACAGCTTCAAACTATGGGGCGAGCAGGTTTTTGGTTGGTACTATTTTGTTGATAGAAGCGTCTACGAGCCAAATACAAATGGCTATGGCGGACACTATGTAAAGAAACGTATTAAAAAGCGTTTAATTAATAAACAGTATCTAATCGTTGGACGAGGTGCAGCTAAGTCCCTGTATGATTCAGCTATTCATGCATACTTCTTGAACGTTGACACTTCAACAACGCATCAGATAACAACAGCCCCGACCATGAAATTGGCCGAGGAGGTTATGGGACCTATAAGAACTGCAATTACACGTTCTCGTGGGCCTCTTTTTAAATTCCTTACCGAGGGATCGTTGCAAAACACAACGGGATCAAAAGCTAATAGAGTTAAGCTAGCCTCAACAAAGAAAGGCATCGAGAATTTTCTCACTGGATCACTGTTAGAGATAAGACCAATGACAATCAACAAGTTACAGGGTCTAAGACCAAAAGTTAGTACAGTTGATGAGTGGCTCTCAGGTGACATTAAAGAGGATGTTGTTGGTGCAATTGAGCAGGGAGCGTCTAAGCTGGACGATTATCTTATAGTTGCAACGAGCTCGGAGGGAACCGTTCGAAACGCTGCGGGAGATTCCATCAAAATGGAATTAATGAGCATCTTAAAAGGCGAGTACATTAACCCGCACGTGTCCATATGGTATTATCGTCTTGACGACATCAGCGAAGTCGGAGATCCATCTACTTGGCTAAAAGCCAATCCGAACATAGGAAAGACCGTTTCTTATGAAGCGTACCAGCTTGATGTAGAAAGAGCTGAGAAAGCACCGGCAACAAGGAATGATATTCTGGCAAAAAGATTCGGAATACCACTTGAGGGTTACACCTACTTCTTCTCTTATGAAGAGACTTTACCTCATAAGAAAAGAACATACTGGGGAATGCCTTGTTCAATGGGAGCAGACCTTTCAAAGGGCGATGACTTCTGCGCCTTTACATTCTTGTTCCCATTAACTAATGGATGCTTTGGCATCAAGACAAGAAGTTACATAACCGAGAATACTTTAATGAAACTTCCAGTTGCTATGCGTTTGAAATACGACGAATTCATCAACGAAGGAAGTCTCATAGTTCTTGACGGTGTTGTTCTTAAGATGATGGAAGTATATGACGATCTCGACGATTACATTTCCAAGTGTGAATACAATGTCTTATCATTCGGATTTGATCCGTATAATGCCAAGGAATTTGTAGAACGTTGGACTCAGGAAAACGGACCATATGGAGTAGAAAAAGTTATACAGGGGGCTAAAACAGAGTCCGTTCCTTTAGGTGAATTAAAGAAACTCGCGGAGGAACGAATGCTCCTATTTGATGAAGAGATCATGGTCTTCACAATGGGTAACTGTATAACTGTCGAAGACACAAATGGTAATCGTAAGCTCCTCAAGATGCACAATGATCAGAAGATTGATAACGTTGCGGCAATGATGGATGCTTATGTAGCATACAAATTAAATAGTGAGGAGTTTGAATAATGGGAACATACATGGCAATACCTCAAAATGATAGTGAACTCTATCACCATGGTGTCTTAGGTATGAAATGGGGTGTAAGACGATATCAGTCATATGCCGAGAAACCTAGAAAAAGTGGCGAAGGCGGAAAAGAGCTTGGAGAAGCTAAGAAGAAATCCAGAGCCTATGGTGATACTACCAGAAGAGTGGAAGGAAAGTACACAGTTGTGCATAATCCTAAAGATCCAACTACTAGTGCTAAGATAAGAAAGGGCGGTAAAGCAGATACGGCAGTGGAAAATGCAATAGCTGCAAAAAAGCAGGGAGATCGTCGTATAAAGACTTTCGAAGATAAAGAGGCTAACCGTAGCGATATATACGCAAAAGCGAAAGAGAAGTACGGAGATAATCCAAACATTATTCAGAAGGTTCTTCTTGCTGATAAGAAAGCTAGTATGGAAAGATCTAAGGAAGAACTCGAATCTGTTAAGAAGAATGTCGAAGCTCGTGAGGAACGCTTTAATGCTAAAGCTGAGAAGAGAGTAGATAAAGAGCTCAGCGATGCTAAAGCTCAGGAAAAGTTGAAGAAGTATGAGCGCAAGCAAGAGGATAAAGCGAACAATAAAGCTAAAAAGGAACAGATAAATGAAATAAACAGGATGCAGAAGGAAAGAGCTGCGAATACTGATATTTCTAAACTTTCTGACAAAGAGCTTCAAGATCTTAACAACAGAATACAGAATGAAAACAAGTATAAAGAATCTATCGACCCTAAAAAGGTGAGCAAGACAAGACAAGATGTCGAGGAGGTTCTTAGAAATAGCGGCAAACGAGTTGGCGGAATTGTTGTCACTGGTCTTGCTGTTTATGGAGCTAAGAAAGCAATCGAAAAGTGGCTTGGAGAAGAAGCTGCTCAGAACATAAGACTTAATAAGAAGTAAAGAGGTGCACCATGGGATTAAAAGATAGATTAATGCACGCTTGGAATGCATTTACTGGCAGAGACCCGACAAGAAATTACACAATGACTTATGGCGCTAGTTCATCTTACCGTCCAGATAGAGTGCGATTGTCTGGCGGAAATGAAAGATCGATCGTAACGACCATATACAACAGAATAGCGGTTGACGTCTCTGCCGTGAATATTAGGCATGTCAAGCTAGACGAAAACGGGAATTACAAAGAGGAAGTCGATTCTGGCCTTAACGAAATACTCAAAGTGGAGGCCAATCTTGATCAATCATATAGGGAATTCATTAGAGACATAGTCATATCGATGTTCGATGAAGGTGTTGTAGCCTTAGTTCCAATAGACACGGACATAACACCAAAGAACTCTGGCGCATATGACATACTTTCGATGCGAACCGCAAAGATTAGAGAGTGGTTTCCAGATTATGTAAGAGTAAATGTCTATAATGAGAAAACCGGACAGAAAGAGGATTTGATATTACCAAAACGACAAGTTGCGATAATTGAGAATCCATTTTTCGCTGTTATGAATGAACCGAATTCAACTCTTCAGCGTCTTATTCGTACACTTAGTCGAATTGATAGAACTGATGAGGCGAATTCTTCAGGGAAGCTTGATCTTATTATTCAGCTTCCATATCCAATAAGAACTCCAGCAAAACGAGAACAGGCAGAAGTTCGTCGTAAGGAGATCGAGGCTCAGTTAACCGGGTCTAAGTATGGTATTGCCTATACTGATGGTACTGAAAGAATTACACAGCTCAATCGAGCAGTTGAAAACAATCTCTGGGCGCAGGCGCAGGACTTAACGAGCATGTTATACAACCAGTTAGGAATCACGCAGAGCATTCTAGATTGTACAGCTGACGATAAGACAATGAACAACTATAGAAACAACACTATAGAGCCGATCCTTTCAGCAATAGTCGATGAGATGAACAGAAAGTTCTTAACAAAGACTGCTAGAAGCCAGAATCAGGCAATTAGATTCTTTATGGATCCATTTAAGCTTATGCCAGTTAGTCAGATTGCTGACATTGCTGATAAGTTCACTAGAAATGAGGTCATGTCTTCTAATGAAATGAGAGCAAAGATTGGTATGCCACCGGTTAATACAGAAAGAGCTAATGAACTTGTTAACAAAAACATTAATCAATCTAATGAAGAACTGAAAGCCGATAAGCCAGAGTCGCCAGAAGTTCAGAAACAGATTAATGAAATACAAAAAGAATGACGAAAGGGGAAAACCTCAAAATGAGATCAGAAGGTTATGATTTTAGTGGCTGGGCTACTAGAAACAACATTCGATGCTCCGATGGAAGAACTATTCGAAGAGATGCATTCAAGGACAATGATGGCGGACGTGTTCCTCTTGTATACAATCACGTTCATAATGACCCATCAAATGTAATTGGTCATGCAGATCTTGAGAATAGGGAAGAAGGTGTATACATGTATGGATCATTTAATGATACACCTGAAGGACAGCGCTGCAAGGAACTGGTTAAGCATGGAGATGTTAGAGCATTATCAATTTATGCAAACCACCTTAAGCAGAACGGCGGAGATGTCATTCATGGGCAGATTCGTGAGGTAAGTCTTGTTATTGGCGGCGCCAATCCAGGAGCATACATCGACTCTGTAATACTTCATGGCGACGGAGTAGATGAAGAAGCAATCATTAATTTCTATGAGCCGATTGAACTCGCTCACGGAGATGATGAAGATGAGAAAGAGGAGATTGATCCAACTCCTGAAGATGAAGAAGTCGAAGATTCTGAAGAGGAGGACGACGAAATGGATTTAGAGCACGCAGACAAGACAGTAGGCGATGTGTTCAACACTTTAACAGAAGAGCAGAAGACAGCAGTCTACTACATTTTATCACAGCTTAGAGGCGAAAAAGAAGATGGAGGAGAAGAAATGAAGCATAACGTTTTTGACACAGAAGATGTTCAGGAGAACGTACTTAGCCATTCAGATATGGAGGCTATATTCGCAGATGCAAAGAGAATGGGATCTCTCAGAGATGCAGTTCTTGAGCACACAGATGGATACGGTATTTCAAATATTGATTACCTGTTCCCAGAAGCAAAGAACCTTAACGTACCACCAGAATTCGTTAAGAGAGAGGATGACTGGGTAGCCGGATTTATGGCTGGCGTTCATAAGTCACCATTTAGCAGAATTAAGTCTATGTTCGCTAACATTACAGAGGACGAGGCTAGAGCTAAGGGTTACATCAAGGGTAACTTTAAGAAGGAAGAGGTATTCTCACTTCTTAAGAGATCTACTGGCCCACAGACAATCTACAAGAAGCAGAAACTTGACAGAGATGACGTAATTGATATTACAGATTTCGATGTTGTTGCTTGGATCAAGGGTGAGATGAGACTCATGCTTAATGAGGAAATCGCTAGAGCATGCCTCGTAGGTGATGGACGTCTCAATTCTGATGATGACAAGATCTCAGAAGAGCATGTAAGACCAATCTACAATGACCATGACTTCTTTACAGTTAAGGTTACATCTCACGTTGCAGCAAATGCTGATGGCGCTGTTAAGGCTGCTAAGTTTATTAAGTCTGTAATCAGAAGCCGTAAGAGCTATAAGGGATCAGGTAACCCAACACTCTTCACAACTGAAGATATGGTTACAGAGATGCTCCTTCTTGA